GATCGGCTGTCTGACGAGATGAACAACGGGGGCCGGGCAGCCCTGCTGCACCTGCTGCTGAACCGGAAGATCACCAGAGACTTGCGGCTAGCCCCCGTAACCGACGCCTTGTTAGAGCAGCGGGCGATGTCAGCGGGACACGATAGCGTGATGCATTGGCTCAACGAAGCCCTGGCCAAGGGCACTTTCGACACGATCGACACAGAGGCGTCTGTGGGTGACGACATCCGGTGGCCTAGGAAAGTCCGAAAGTACGAGCTGTATGCCGAGTATAGGGGATGGGCAAAAGATACAGGGGTCAGCCGGTACGACGTGTTGCAGCTGGCGGTGTTCTCGAGCAGGATCGAGCGATACGGGTTCTCGGTGTCCAGCGACATCGCCGAAGTCCCCTCGAAGGACGATCTAATGAATCGTCTGCATAAAGCTCTGGGGCAGGGTTGATACTATGCAGGGCAGCGTGGGTATGGTATACTATGGGTGCGGGGATGCCGCGTGGAGCAGTAATTCAACAGGAGAAACGACATGAGTAAGAGAGTAGATGTGGTGGTTGATCTGCAGTTCGGCAGCACGGGCAAGGGCTTGCTGTCGGCCTATCTTTCCACCAGGGAGCGCTACACGGGGGCCATCTCTGTCAACATGCCCAATGCCGGCCACACGGCGTACGACTTCGAGGGCAACAAGTTCGTACACAAGGTCCTGCCGTCCGGCCTGTTCAGCCCGTATCTGGAGTTCATCGGCATCGGCCCCGGATCGGTGTTCAGCATCGACCGTCTGGCCAAGGAATGGGCCAACGTGAAAGATAAGATTCGGGGCGGGTTCCAGTTGATGATCCATGAGGCGGCTGGGGTTCTTACCGAGGGGCACGCCGAGATTGAGAGGGCGTCGCTGGGGCGGATCGCCAGCACCATGCAGGGGTCAGGGGCTGCCCTGTGCGACAAGGTCATGAGGAATCCGGGGGCGATCGCCAGAGACAACGAGTTCGCCATTTTGGCAAAGGTTCCTGACGCCAAGATTCTTACGAGCCAGCAATGGACGTCGCTCATTCACCATTCGACGGGACCGATTCTGGTCGAGGGCAGCCAGGGCTATTCCCTGGGGCTGTCGGCGGGGTTCTACCCGCACTGCACCAGCCGGGACTGCACCCCGGCCAGGGTGCTGGCCGATGCGAACGTGCCCCTGCAGATGGTCCGTCACGTGCACGGGTCCTGCAGGGTTCACCCGATCCGGGTAGGGAACGTCCCCGAGGGCACCAGCGGGGGTTGGTATAAGGACCAACAGGAGATCTGTTTCGGGACCCTTGGCGTTGCCCCCGAGACGACCACCGTCACCGGCAGGGTCCGCAGGGTGGCGACGTTTTCCAAGATCCAGATCCAAGAAGCCATCCTGGCCGCGATGCCGGACCACATCTTCCTGAACTTCTTCCAGTACAACAAGGAACACTCGAACGCGGCGTTGGCCGATATCGTGTCGGTCTATCTCGCCAATCAATTGCCTCTTCCAAGGGTCTACATCGGCGAAGGCCCCATGCTCTACAACGTCAAGCAGCGGAACGCGTCATGAAGTGGCCCGAGAACATAGGGATGATGCAGGGCATGGTGGTTGAGTGGATTTCGCCCCTCCTCCCTGATCGTCAGCCGATGGCCACAGCCGTGAAGATGACGGAAGAGCTGTCGGAGCTGATGGGGGCCATGCTGCATGGGGACAAGAACATCGGCGAAGAGTGCGCCGATGTCCTGATCCTCCTCTTGGACATAGCATACCTCAACGGTGTTGATATCTCCGAAGAATTCTGGGAAAAGATGAAAATCAACCGGGGCCGAAGCTGGACCCCAAAACAAGGAGCACTGAAGCATGAAAACGCCAATCAGCAAGATGCTTGACCTGGATTCGGTTAAACGCTGGACGATGGTGAATACGGCGGCCAGCAGCACGGTCGCTTCCCATTCCTTCAACGTGGCAGCGATAGGCATGGCCATCTGGACGAATCTGCACGTGAAGGTGGGGTACTCGGAGCGAGACGTTTGTTACCACGCCATCATGCACGACCGGGTCGAAGCGTATTCCGGGGACATAGCCACCCCGGTGAAGAGGGCCATGAGAGAGGCGGGGTTCGACGCGAACGGTAGCACTTACGGGGCTCCGGAGGAAGTTGGACCTACGGAGCACATCTGCGCCCTGCTCAAGATCGCCGACAAGATCGAGAACTGGAACTTCATCAGGCAGTACGGGGTGGGGGACAGGGCCGAAGTGGCGAAGAATTACTGCCAAACCGACTTGCTCGATGCCATCAATCACGCCGACGAGGATCTCCGGCAAGCCGCTGAAAAGGTCCTTGTCGAGATCCAACACAGGAGCCCTAGGTTCTGATGGCCAGCGGGGAAGACGATCTCAGGGCCTATTTGAAGAGACTGTTCAAGGAGGTCGAGGGGAGCCCCCTGTCGACTAGCTGGGTTGAGAGCCCTAACACGTCGCCGGGAATCCCCGATCTTTCCTATTGCCACAAGGGTGTCGAGGGTTGGCTGGAGCTGAAAGCAGGGCCTAAGCCAGAGATCAGGGTGACGCAGGAAAGATGGTTCGAGGAGAGGATCGAGGCAGGGGGACACCCCCTGATCTTAGCCCAATGGAGGCAGGATTACATGATCATCCCTGGATCTCGGATCTCGGCCCTCAGACGGCGACCAGTCGAGGAAACATTCAGGAGGCTGGCCACCACGTCTTGGCACAGGAGAATCCCTGTTTACTCCTTATTGAAGGTTATGATTTCACCGGAGCAGGAATATGAAGACAGCAGAAGAAATTCTGAAGGAACGGGGGTCGGTGTACGGGCCATTCGATAAATTGTCGGAGATTTCCCAGGGCATCGAGCGCCTGATAATCGGGGGCAGCAAAAGGACTAGGTTCACCGCCGTCCAGCGGGAGGCCATCAAGATGGTGTCCTCTAAGCTGGCAAGGCTCGCGTGCGGGGACCCGAATCACCTGGATTCGTGGTTGGATGCCTCCAATTACCTGAAATTGGCGCACGACGACACGCTGAAAAAGGCAAACCCGAAGCAGGACAAGCAAGAGGTTAAGCTCATGGAGGCGATTGGCGGCAAATGGGTGCCGTACCGGCCGCCAAACAGCCAGCCCCCTAATATAGAAGTAATCGGCGGTATTTTCAAGGAGCAGATATGACACACAAGAACATCGAAACCGTGAAGCGGATTAACTTCGACCAGCATAACCGGCCCGCTTCAGCGGGTCCGGGTTGATGCGCCAGTTGGGCGCAGGGAGATGAGCATGGATTGGCGGGAAACATGATTTGTTGGGCACTGGCCCGGAGAGGAAAGACGATGGTAGCGAGAACACAGGCAGAGCATGAGGCAATAAACGCGGTGGAGTACCCAGGAACACGACAGCTTTGCGTCTGTTGCGATAGCCCAACAGGGAGGTGTGAAGAGGACTCTATTTTCCTCCCGCCAAAAGACCCAAACGGGAACGGTCTAGGCCCGCTGTGTGAAGAGTGCTGCGATGCGTACTTGGTGCCCAACGCCAAGCTCACCTGACCACAAGGGCCGCTGATGACCTATGCCACCGAGACCATGCCGCCGGCCCTTGTGGGTCAGGTGCAGCGACGTGTTGGGCCGCCGCGCCGCCATCGCCAACGCAACCGGTGATGACGATGCTGCGCCCGAATGCACCTGCGCGGCGAAAGACATGACGTTTGGCCGATGCTGCAAGGTGACGCCCAACGCCTGAATTAAGCCGCGCTGCACAGCGTCGGCTTGAATGAATTGTTGGGCCTCTGGCCCGGAGATTTGCAGATGGACATCTTTGGATACACATGGGATGAAATCAAGCGCGCACAGCAAGGCGGCGCATTAGCACGGCGAATACCAGCCAGGATTTGTAAGCCACTCGCAACTGAAGGCGACTGGGAATTGCTGGAACGCTACGGAGAAGCTGAGTTGAGGAACCGGCATTATTTTGGCGTGCTTGATCGGCTGGAAAACACGCGGATGGCGAACGACATGCCGGACTGCGATCGCTCGGCGTGCCGCGACAAGCAATACGGCTGC